CATTAGGTTGCTCTTCCAATAACAGCATCAGGCTCGTTTGCCGTCTCAACCTGCTCTTTAATTCCGAGTGTTTGGTAGGCACTGTCCCTGTGGCTTATACTGCGGACACCGTTACCTGCGTAATCCGAATCTTTTGAATAAGCACGGGCCAATAACAAGTCAAGCAACGGGCCTTCATAGACATCATCAACAGATATAACGGTGTCGCTATCACTTGTTGCGACACCATCATATTCGGATAATGTGCAATCTGTTGGCGAAATTGACCTGGCCTGTTCAATTTGAGCAGGAGCCGCAGGTTGTGGTGGATACACAAAATAAGTTTTCGGTGTGCGCTCATCATAAACAAAATGTTTCACCGTCGCGTTGGCTGTCTCGCTGTGCCACTCTGGACGCTGAGCATCAAGAACCTCACGCGGTATAATAGTGATTGCACGACCAGGCGTTGCACCGGCAACTCCTAGATTGCGAATAACATCGAGTAACATGACACCATTATCCGGCAGCGTTTGTTTTGTGCCTGCAACCAACTGCACTGCTTCAACGAGTACAGAGGTATCAGGCTTGAGTAATACAATATGTCGCTGGGCACTATTAAACCATCTGAGCAATTCAATATCCGGCCAGCGAACGCCTGTTTCATCCTGAATAATAGTTTTTGCCCGGTCAACAACTTCACGTGCGGTTATAATTGCCATGGTGGTACTCCTTAGTCATCGGTAACGTGATTTTTAATCACCTTTGATATGTAATTCGGGCTACGCCCCACGGCGCTACCAATAGATCTTAAACTGTGCCCCTCTTTGCGTAACAACAAGATTCTCTTGTTTTCATCGCTGATCGCTGATTCATCGGGGCATTGATCAACGGTTTGTCCATGATCTAGCGCCATGTCGAGGATATCTTCGTCACTGGGTATAACGTCATGGGGTTCTTCTTTAGGCTCAACAACCTCGATCGCTTTCGGATAATCTTCCACCGGCTTGTACTTACGAAACCAACTGAATGCCAATAACCTGGTTACTACGCCCTCCGCCAACACATCACACACACAATGCCCGGCTTCATTCTCTTTAAATTCAAAAGTAAAACCGCCATCATTAATAGTGGTTGGGCCGTCTCTTTCGATTGTGCATTCAATCAGTGACATAAATGTTTGTCCTCCAGAACAAATTAGATAAAAGCTTGGGGCATGGAATGAAGCCCCAAGCTTACGAAAATACAGCTGATCATAATTCAGCTATGGTTGAACTTAATCTTCAGCTTTATAATTCAACGTAGCTCCGAGGATGCCAGCAGCACCGGTAGCCACAGTGCCACCAAGGATCACAGCAATAAACCGATCGGCAGCAGTTGCTGCACAGCGTTTGAATGCCACCGTGGTAGCAGCTTGCAGTCCACCGGCACCCAATTGCGCAGTTGAGAGGGCTCCGGCAGAAATCGCCAAAGCATCACCGTCAGCATTTAAAACGCCAAACGTCCCCGAAGTGGTTGGGGTTCCGTGTGCATCTAATTCATCAAAATCGATCACCAGATCCACCGGAACACACCCGGCCGGCAACTTGCACAACTTGACAATGTCACCTGTAACAATCTGAGCAGCCAGCAGCGACTTAAAACCACGCTGAGAAATTACTTCACCAGCTCGGTTAGGAGTTACTACGGGAGCGTTATCCACGCTCATGTTGGATTCAATGGTATCAGCCATAATGGCCTCCTATTAATCATGAAGTTATGGGAAGGAGAACCACGACGGCTCCCCCTCCCGTTGAATTTATGCGGTTGCTAATGCAGCAGTATCGATGGCGATAGTGCCGAAATCGATGCCATTGAACGTGCTTTTTTTAGCGCCCCAAATACTGGCGGTGGTAACAACCAGCTCATTGCCACGATCTTGAGACTCTTCGGACCAGGTGTAACGCAAACCCTTACCGGCCTGACCAAACGCCAGACAAGCCGCCTGAGCACCAAGTGCCAATGCACGAGCTGCACCGAGAACACCAGGAGAGCCAGTTCCATAGTCAGAAAACCGGATTACCGCTTGATGTTTGTGCATTACGACACCGTTGTGCATACCCAGACCACCCTTAGAAATAGGGTTGTCCTTAGCGGCCGAGGTGTAGAGGGCTTTTTGGACCTCTAACCAGCCTGTCTCCCCAGTTTCCCGACGCATGTCGTATGCTTGAATGGGATTCATGACCAATACCAGGTGGTTTTCACCCTCGATACTGATTGGTTGGATCTTGGGAATACCCGCAGTACCACCCCCCATCATGTCCGCTTTGGCGACCAGCCGGTCAACCAGAGCCAGAGTCATCTTGTCAGCAGCAATAATAGTGCCCTTCGAGGTTGCATCACCACCATAGATAATATGTGAACTGTCCGGAGCGGAGAAAGCGTTGTTGGCACGACCGGTGTAGTCAGCGTCCTCGATAAAATTATCGTTTACACCGCGGGCGCCAGAGAGATAACAAAACAATATCTCATCAAACAGGCGCGGCCAGTATTCGGTCATACGCCGTTTAGCAATGGTGCGCAAGTTATGCATAGTGCGTTTGCGGGTCATTTTCCCGCCAGCGGACACAGACTTACGTTGCTGATCGATGTAGAGGTTGTCGGTGTAAAAGGACAGTTTCTCTTCGCGTCCCTCGTCACGGTTATCCCCTTCGGTGGCTTTTCCTCTGAGCTGGACGCTCAGATCGAATGTCACCTGATCTCCGGCTTGTTCATCGAGATCAGTCAACATCATGATAGGCATGTTGGTTCCTTCACCTTTGCCCATGAATTTTGAGGTGAAGTAAGATTGGCGAATCGTATCTACTGCAAGATTCGCACTCCAGCGTTTTACGGCCTTTGCATCATTAAGGCCGACAAGTGTAGTTGCCATAATAGCATCTCCATTGTTGCGGCCCTCCTGAGCCTTACTTTAGTCACGAATCGACATGATTGTGACATTTAATTATTGTTACCAACGATCCTGGTCACTTTGACCTCTTCATCGGCTTCAACTCTTACCCTTACCCTTCGTCCTGCACGTTTAGTCACGGAAATACGAGCCGGACCACTGACTAACAGTTCATCGTTCTGGAATAAGTCCAATGATAGTTTTTTTCCCAACGGCTTACCCTGCTAACAAGTAGCGTTCACGTTGTGCCGAACTCATCTTGCTCAGCGCATCCTCTAATGCATCACCACCCAGTTTGTCTAAGTTGGCAAATTCGCCATCACCGACACTTTCCGGGGCTGCGGGCGGGATGTCACCCAGATTTTTACCGGGACGCTTAGCCGATGGCCGTGTACCAGGCGCTGCTGCGGACTTAATACCCATGGAGGCATCTACCTCGCCCTTGGCTTTAATCAGCAAATCTATACCGGATAACCCCGGGTTATCTTTTGCAACCTTTGCGCACGCAGCATCAAGCGCACCATACAACACAGGGTCGCCGGATATTAAATTACCATTTGTCGCATATTTGGGAGCATCTAGCTGGGGATAGATCTTAAAGAACGCATCCTGTTCAGCATCCCAACGTTGAGCCGAAACCGATTCCTCCTGCCATTGGGTGCGGATTGTGTCACGCACATCCATACGGTTTTCATTGATCTGCAACCTGACCTTATCGGCCTGCTCCAAATATTCAACCGTGTCCAGATCACCCTCATCATACTGAGTGCTGAGCTGTTTTAATTGATCGGCTAGCCCAGCATTGGCACGATCAGCTTCTTGGGTAATACGCTGCTTAACCTCATCAGGCATTGCCACCCCAACCTTTGGGACAAAATCCACCTTCGGGACTTGAGGCTGCTCTGCATCGGCATCAGGCGGTAGGGTTTCCAAGTTATCTGCTGCTTTTGGAGGAACCTCGTCGTCCGGCTTTTTGTCAGGAGGTTCACTAGGTTTTTCGTCCGGTACTTTTTCCGGATCCGGCTTTTCCTCCTCTGTACCCGGCTTTGGATCAGGATCAGGCTTTGCTGCTTCCTGGCCCGGTTGAACTTCCCCTGGTTTTAATTCGGTGGCCTCTCCCTTTTCACTACCCGTAGCGTTTTCATCAAACTCCAATGCTTCCCGCTCTTCGTCGGTCAGCAGTTCCAATTCTGCATCAGTTGGTTTTGCACCCATCATTAGGCTCCTATTGGTGGTGATTGTTCAGGATTTGCCCCCTCGAT